ATATAACTGTAGCTACCTACCTATTGATGACCCTAAAGCCTTTGATGAGGCGATGTACATCCTGCTCTGCGGCACAGGCGTAGGATTCTCTGTGGAGCAGAAGTATGTTAATCAATTGCCTGAAGTTCCTGACCAGCTATTCAATAGTGAAACTACTATCATGGTTGCAGATAGCAAAGAAGGATGGGCCAAAGCTCTACGCCAGCTCATTGCTCTACTCTATTCTGGTGAGGTGCCAAAGTGGGATCTATCGAAAGTACGTCCTGCTGGGACGCGTCTCAAGACGTTCGGTGGGCGAGCCAGTGGACCCGCTCCGCTTGAGGAACTATTTAAATTCACGATTCAGAAATTCAAAGGAGCCGTTGGTCGTTGTCTATCATCTATCGAGTGCCATGATATTCTCTGCAAGATCGGGGAGGTTGTTGTGGTTGGCGGTGTACGGCGTAGTGCAATGATCTCTTTGTCTGATCTGGAAGATGATCGGATGCGTAACGCTAAAGCAGGAGCATGGTGGGAACATAATGGACAACGAGCACTGGCTAACAACTCAGCAACTTACGAAGCTAAACCAGACATTGGACTATTTCTCCAAGAGTGGACGAGCCTCTATCACAGTCACTCTGGAGAGCGAGGGATCTTTTCTCGAGCAGCCTCTAAAGCTCAGGCTGAGAAGAACGGACGAAGGAATCCTAATTACGACTTCGGTACTAATCCCTGTAGCGAAATCATCCTGCGTACCTACCAGTTCTGTAATCTGACTGAGGTAGTAGTACGTGCTGAAGATACCTTTGAGACACTGAAGAACAAGGTTCGTATTGCTACTATCCTTGGTACCTTCCAGTCTACGATGACCCACTTCCCCTACCTGCGTAAGGTGTGGAGCAAGAACACAGAAGAGGAGCGCCTGCTTGGTGTCTCATTCACTGGTATCCTAGACAATGAGTGGATGGGTACTGTGTCTGAGGATACTGCAAACAAACTGGAGGCTTTACGTAATGAAGCTATTAGAACAAACGCTGAGCTTTCCACTACTCTTGGAATCCCTCAATCGGCTGCTATCACTTGTGTCAAACCTAGCGGTACTGTTAGTCAACTTGTTAATTCTGCCAGTGGCATTCATACTCGACATAGTCCTTTCTATATTCGTCGTGTTCGAGGAGACAAGAAAGACCCGCTGACACAGTTCATGGCTGCGGCAGGTGTACCAGCAGAGGATTGTGTGATGCGTCCTGAGTCTACTGTGGTGTTCTCATTCCCACAGAAAGCACCAGAGGGTGCCAGGACACGAGAGGCTTTGACTGCAGTGCAGCATCTAGACCTATGGCTCATGTACCAGCGTCACTGGTGTGAGCACAAGCCTAGCGTGACTATCTCAGTCAAGGAGTTTGAGTGGATGGATGTTGGTGCGTGGGTGTGGAATAACTTTGACGAGATCTCAGGCGTGTCTTTCCTGCCTTACGATGGTGGTACTTATCGTCAAGCTCCATATGAGGAGTGTACGAAAGAGGAGTATGAGACCCTGCTAGCGAAGATGCCAAAGAATCTTGATTGGCATGGGCTGGTAGAGGTGGACGATAACGTCGAGGGAGCGCAGACCTTGGCCTGTGTAGCTGGACACTGCGAGATCTAGGAGACTTCAATGGACTTTGAAATTAGTTTTATTACAGGTGTATCAGTAGGCATCGAGGTGGTTGAGATGGAGAAGAACTACCTCGTGATTGACCTGCTAGTTATTCGTATTCTGATTAGTAAGAATACTGATGACTGATTCGTACTGTAGGTAACAAGCTTCTAGGGCAGATCTTAGTTGGTCTGCTCTGGTAGCTTCCCTTGCAAGAAACTCTGCATGTTGTCTTGAAAGCTCTGCCCCAGTGGATGCTTTACAATCTCTGGTGGTATCGGGCACACTACTGGCTGAGGGACGCTCGCGCAGGCTGTTAACAATAGACTGATGCTTATCATTAATACTCTTGATCTGACCATCTTTCTGTCTCCTGATCTGCTCAGCCTCTGCCCGTAGATTGACTTCCTTCTTCCTGGCTGACTCATAAGCTTTGTTGAGTTCCTCAGCATAAGTCTTCTGAAGCTCAGCCAGCTTCTTATCTGCTCTCCACTGTGTGACTACAGAGCCTGCTACAAAGCAGACTAGAGCTACAGATAGATACCTAGCTATTGTCCAATACATTGCTTATACTCAGCCTCTCGTCTGACCGCTAGTCCTTTGACTACTTGTCCCCCTGCTCTGTTCCATCTGAGGATTTCTTTGCAGGCTCCTTCGTAGTCTCCTTGGTTAAGTTTTCTAACCAGAGTAGAACCACAGAAAGCACTAGGACCAATATTGTAAGCAAGACTAACATATGCGTCATACTCATGTTGATGGAGTGGAACACTGACGCATTGCTTCATAGCGCCCTCAAACTTAACTATGTCTTCAGCCTTACGCTGTAGGGCTTTAACAGGGTCTATACGGTCCTGTGGCTTAACATCCTTAGTGGTACCAAAGCCAATGGTCCAGACCCCTACAATGTCCTGATAGGCTGTGCTAGAGAACCCCTCATGGGTAGCGATACCTATCAACCCCAGCCCACTCAGAGCCAAGGTGACTAGAGCCTTCCTCATTTATTCTTCATTCTTTCTTTACGAGCAGCTTCAATCTCTTCAAGTTCTTGATAGAACTTATCAAGAGCAGCCAAAGCTTGCTCACTCTCATATGTTTTTTCTCTAGCTATTGCTCCTCTAACTAGAGATCGTAGCTTCTCAACATCTTTCTTAACCTTCAAGAAGTTAATTGCTTCAGTCTTAGACATGTTAATATCAAAGACACGAACACCAGTTAAAGCTTGGGCTTGTCTCTGCTCTTCTGGTAGATCAACCCTAGACCCACGCTCATTACCAAAGATACTGGGGGTCTTGGTAACCACACCAGTTGCAGGATCTACGCTACGGGTACCGAAGATACTCCCAGGGTTAAGTCGATCAATCTCATTAAGCAAGACAATGTTAGACAAAGCTTTAGCTAAGTGTACAGGCATCTTAATACCAAGCAAGTCAGCTGATTGGCCTTCAAACTCTTCGATGTTCTTTTTCTTAAACAGATCGTAATTAGCAAAGTACTCGATTGGCCCTTTGATAAAAGGAGACATACCGCTTGTAGCTGTTGAAATAGCGGGATCAATCTGTCCACCAGGAGGACCGCTTGGTGTGGTGGGTGTATTCAAGAACTTAGTAAACACACCCAGGTCCATCAAAGGAACAATACCAGACAAAGTAATAGCTGACGTGACACCTGCTTCTTTGTCTTGTCCTACATACACAGGACCACCCTCAGTTACATACGATGGAACTTGAGACGGATCAGCAGGCTCTGCGCCATAAGCAGATTGAATGTTCTCTATACCTAAGTTAAGCTTGTTGACTCTTTCTGGGTGACGAACCAAAGCCTCAAGCTGAAGAGGGATATTCTTACGTGACCAAGTATAGAAAGGCAGTACACGTTTAACAACACCTTGTTCAAACTGACTAACGTCACCATAGTCAAACAAATACTTTTGTACATGCTTGGCAGCTTGGTCGTAACTAGCGCCTTTCTTAACTTGATCCAAGAATAAAGCAATACGAGCATTGTCTTCTACTGTCTGTCCTACTTTAAAGCCAGCACGCAGTGCTACGTTTCTAGTCGAAGGTGTAATAAAATCAGTTGGCTTAACAGGAGACAGCTCACGCTCTAGTGTACGAGCAAACTCAGTTCCACCATACTGACCCTCACCAAACACACCACGAGTAGACATAGCTTCATAGAGTTCTTCTACAGGTTTACCAGCAATCTTTCCTGTTAGATCGTTTCTTGCAAGCTTTGTCTGAAACACACCAGCCTCGCCATAAGTCTTAGGATTCTTAAGCCCACCAAGGTAAGCGTTCCATACGTTACCAACAGCATTCTTTGTATGATATGATGGGCGTACACCAAGAGACCACATCTTCCACCAGTTCAAAGCACCGTCATAAACCTTTAAAAACTTACCCATCTCTTGCTGGTTAGTTAAAGATTTATAAGAACGGTTTACAAGATTAGCAACCTCTGGTGCAAACTTAAGGTTAGGTACTTCAGGAATACCGACATAGTTAGCAGGTGCTTCATCAGCTTTAACACCAAGTTCCTCTACGTCTTTAAGAAACTTCTTACCTGCAATAGCATTAGCAGCACGGTACTCAGCAATGCCTGTCATAATAGCAGGATCATCAATAAAGAACTTGTTAGTGCCGTAAATATTTTTAGCGTTGATCTCAGCTACTGTACCTTCTAAC